CACGGCTCAAACCGCGTCGACTAGAAAGATAACGACTATATTTACTTTGGGAGCAAAATTCCAGGAGGCAAACGCCTCCCTTAAAAACTTCCCTATAGCAATTCTAAAATGAATAGTATCTTTAAAGTAGACGCGCCTCTCAACTCCTGTAGAGTCAAGTGCACCGTTCACACTTGTTTTCCCCAATAAATTGAGGGCGGTTTTAATTTTGTAAAACCTGCTGAAAATCTGTTTGTCCCGCTTTATGCGGGGTTTCCTGCCGGAATGCCCGTGAGCTGCCGGAAGGTAGGTACATTGAGAAAAAATCCCAATGAATAGTCTGGACCAGCTGCAACATAATAATCGAAGCGAACTTCAGCACTCTTGAGATTAGTCTCTGGAGTAAACATCGCTCTGAAAGTTATGTTATCATAGTCAGTACCATCTATTGAAGTACCTAGTGTGGCAAAATCTTTAGAAGTATTTCTAAACTTATATCCCGAATAAAAAGGGACATTAGCTGATAATGCCGATTGAGTATTTTGATTAGTTAAAGTCAGTCCACTCATTCCTGGATCATTCTGAGATATCATGAATGATGCTAATTCTGACTGTGTAGCGCCTGTTGCCAGCGCTTGGTTGTAAGCCAATCTTGAATTGGTAGTGGTTGATTCCACTCGATTACAACTTACTGATGATATAGGTAGTGGGGCAGCCACATTAAGATGCCAATTAATACTTCCTCTACAACCAATGAAACACTGTGAAAACCACGTAAGTGGAGTCCAGTGCACGAAATTGTAAGGAAAGTAGGTAGCACCAGTAATCTGGCCTTCTCCCTCGAATTGACCATTATCATCAAAACCAGGATACCTAGGGTACCTATTAATTCTAGACATGACAACATTAAGAGTGGCGATATCATTTGCCGCAAAGTTTACGGAACCATGATAAGCAGATCGCTTAATATACTGTGCAATAGAAGTAACATTTTCTCCCATGTACAATTGATTTAAATCAGCTGGATCATCCGTAGGCTCAAAAAGATTTTGAGCTTCTTTGCCATCAGCATACATATCTGTTGACTGTAGGTCATAAGCTGAAAAATCACTTGAGATATTCCTTGGACCACCAAAAGACATCTTAGTTCCATAACATGAAACCAGTGCAACAATATCAGCGCTAGATACGGGACTAGTTTGTTGATTTAATACTCGAACGGATAATTGACCATTGTCAAAAATATCACTTGGAGCATTTAAAGTGGTTCCATAATACTCAGATATTCCTGAACCTATTCGCGCAAAACCAGTAGAATTGAGGAAAGGAACTGCAATTGAAACATCTGTCTCCTCAGCTAAATCAACTATATAATTATAGTTTGAAGTCTGAGTGTCCGTAATAGCGTTCAGATTTGCAGAAGGTTCCCAAGTAATTCTTACTCTACCTCGATGATATTGTGAGCAGATAAAACGGAATCTATAGACTATGGTTCCCCTCCACCATTGGAATGCATAAGCACATAAGGCCATTGGTGTGAGTTGATACTTATAATTGGAAGTACCATCCACTCCTAACATTCTGGGATTCACATTAACACCCCATAAAAGAGAATCCTTAACTTCAGATGCAACCCAATTGAAAGAGGTTAAATAACTCTCTCTGGCACACATATTCTCAATAGATAACTGATCATCTAACTTTAATCCATACATATCAGTACTACATGATAATATATTTTTTGGATCTAAGGTTAGTCGATCAACTGGAGTTGAGATCTCAGCTGAAGCTAATGCGTGAAAAGGTAAATTCTTAAAGCCAGTAACATCATCTATTACTGGAGTATTAGTGAATCCAAAGATTTTCGCCACATCTGTAACATAGCCAGCAGCTGTTGATAACATATTCATACCGTAGCCTACGGGACCAGGTAAACTTTTACCTATGTTGGCCATACGCTGAACCGTGGATGAAATTGAACTTATAGGTCCAGTATCATTATACTCTTTCTCAATATGACTAGTGGATGTCTTGCTATCCTCAGCCATATCGCTAGATTGAAGAGCTGTGTTATATGTTGGTCCTGCCAATTTAACATTTTCAGCCCAAGCATAAATTTGCACATCGCAATCTGTACCAGATACAGAATTTGCATTATACAAATTGGTGAAACTCAACACCTGTAAACTACCCATATTTGTAACATCTGCATTAGATGTTAAATCAAGCCACTTCTTATGATAAATAAAAGGTAACTCTAATACACCACCCTGCGAACTAGCTGGATAGATGTAGACATGGGGTCTTTGTGAAAAAGGAATCAAGCGACCAGTATATGTTGCTGTTTCTACAATCTCAGCAGTATTAAAAGAAGGCAATGGTTCATAAAAAATACCAGCACAACCATAATAAAATGGGGAGGCATTAACTACTACTTTTATCTTCAAAGTACAACTGATAAAGTTGTAATTATCAATTTTCTTCTTTATTACTGGATTGTTCAGAAATAGTTCCCATGGGTACAATACATCTTCGATTGTACTACCATCTACCCACGTGAATGAGGAGATAAGAACAGGTCTTGCTAAGAAACTACCTAGAGATGCATCAACTTTATGCATGTCTTCATTCTGGTCTGTATTTGCTGCTGTTTTTTGTTCACCAACAAATTCATCAACGAAAGTTACAACTTGTTGATCTGTACTCTGGATTTCTCCTGGATAGACCAATTCTGTATCAATCATTAGTGTGTCCTTTACATTCTTGGAGGTCGACACTTCTTGTTCTCCAAGCGCACGAGTAAACCCTCGTGTCGCGGCTCCCATAACTGATGGGCTCAGCACAACTCTAACGGAGTTGCCACGTAGACAATTATTTCCAAGTTATAATTAAAGTGTAGAGACTAACTCATTTCTTCTACACCGCGTTGCATTCTTAGGCCACCAACATGAGGCCACCTCTAAATAGAGGCTTCGGGGAACGCCCTAGTGGGTATTATGCATATTCCACACTTCTATATCTTCTTAGAATGACATGTAAATATAGACAGTAACTAATATGCACAAGGTAATTATGGTTATGAACTTTACCTAAAGTCCAGTACATTTAAGTTAAACAAAGCAGACTACGACCTGCACACGTCGTCCTGATAATTATGAGGTTATTAGAAAATCCAAAGCTTCCCTCTTTAATGAGAAGCGGCCATATGTCGTTTGACTAAATCATCATACGACATCAGAGTAATATCATTAACGTATCTTGCAAGATTCATTTCTTTGATTATTGCTCTCAAATGTGCTTGCCCGGCATCAAACACT